ATGTTCCCCATGTTGGAGAGCCTGTGCCACCAGATAAAAGAGCTTGTCCTGTAGTTCCTGCTGTTGTGTATCCTTGTGCAGAAGTAGAAGCTCCATAAACTACAGATCCTGCTATAGGGGCTGTTGTAATACCTGTACCGCCATTACCTACAGGAAGAGTACCTGTCACGCCTGTCGTTAAAGGAAGACCTGTAGCATTCGTCAATGTTCCTGAACTTGGAGTTCCTAAAACACCACCATTGACCACAATAGATCCTGCTGTTCCAACAGCAGTTCCAAGAGCAGTTGCAATCCCTGTTCCCAATCCACTAACACCTGTGCTAATTGGAAGACCAGTACAATTAGTTAATGTTCCTGAGTTTGGTGTTCCTAAAATAGGAGTAACCAAAGTAGGACTTGTACTTAATACATTTGATCCTGTTCCTGTAGATGTTGTAACTCCAGTACCACCAGCTAAAACAGGAAGAGTTCCTGCAGTTAAAGCAGATGAAGAGGTTGAATAAATCGCATTATTCGCAGCTACAAAAGTAGTTAATCCTGTTCCACCATTAGTAGAAGCCAATGTTCCCGCAAGGGTTACAACGCCATTAGTTGCAGTAGAAGGAGTAAAGCCTGTAGTTCCTGCGCTAAATGATGTTACGCTAGTTGCATAATTTGAATTAGCTAATACTGTAATGACATTAGATGCATTCTTGTAATACAGCTTTCCATCTGCATAATTTAATGCAAGCTCACCATAAGCCAAATTACCTACTGTAGGCTGATTAGAAGCTGTTCCACTGTTGTAGATAATGATTGGTGTATATCCTGATTGAGCCATGATTGATCCTTAAAAAAGCAAAAGAAAGTTTCCTGAATTGTTTATTACAGTAGTAAATGTCCAGCCTGTATTATTGCTGACATTGGTACTATTTATAGCTGTCCAAGTAGAAGATGGAGTTGCTTTTGAATCTTTAATGCTTAAATAACTTGCAGAAACTGTACCTCCACCAGATTTGGTTAAAGTAGCTTGTGTTCCTGCTATTGAACTTTTTAAAGTTATTAAATTACCTGCTGTACCACTAGCAGTCCAATTTCCAACAGTTGTTGTTGTAGAGGATTGAAGATTTATTACAAATGGTATAGTTGCTGTACTAGATATTGTTCCAACAAAAGTATTTGAACCAGTAATACTATAAGTACCATTTGTTGTAGTCGGAGAAAATACAAGATTTCCGTAAGTAAAACCAGCGCCTTGAAAAGTATTGCTTGCTCCATTTATTATTATTGTAGAGTTTGAAGCATTCATTGTTAAAGATGTAGCCGCAGCAAGCCAATTAATTCCAGTTAAAGTTGATGTTCCTAAATTGAATACACCAGTGCATCCAAAACTCATAGAAACAGTAAAACCTTGTCCTGCCGATATATTATAGTTATTAGTATTTATCGTACCTCCGTTAAAAATAAAATTACTTGTGCAGGAAAGAGAACTGTTTAAATTCCATGTATTACCAGTACCATAAAAACTTATTATGTTTAAATTTATTCCATTTGTATTTATAGTCTGAGTACCAGAGCCACCTATAAAATATAAATTGGCTGCTGTTGATGCAGTAAAAGAACTGCTAGTTGGAAAAGATAAACTTCCACAAATGTAAACAGTAGAATTACTAATAGTTCCCAATATAATTGCCTGTGTTGCAGTTACAGTTAGATTATTACAATTACCACTATTTACAGTAATTGATCCTGTTCCTGAACTTGTATCTATTATTACATTATCTCCTTGAGATGGTACGCCATATCCACCTGAACCACCCGAACTAGAAGACCAGTTGGTAGGAGTAAAATTGTCCCAAATTCCTATTCCACCTACCCAATAGAATGTAAGCGGACTACCAAATGTAATTCCTGTGTTATTGCTTACATTAGTGCTATTTGAAGCATTAAATGTTGCAGAAGAAGTTACTTTTATATCTTTAATGCTTGCATAAGTAATGCTAGATAGTACGCTTCCGCTAATAGCAATAGTAGCTTGAGTTCCTGCAGTAGAGCTTTGTAAAGTTAAAATATATGATGATGAACCAGAAGCGCCCCAAAAACCAATTGTTGTTGTTACAGAAGAAGGGAAAATAAGCGAAGTAGGTCTATTTCCTGTGCTTCCTTGTGAATAAAAACTACCAGTAAAAGTATTTGCTCCAGTAAATGTTATCGATGCTGTTCCAACAGGTGGAGTAGTATAGTAAAAATTACCATATGTTAAGCCACCACCATAAAATATTGCAGCACCCGGATTTTGATAGAAAAAGCTTGATGAAGCTCCACTAAATGTTAATCCTGTTGTATTGCTAAAGTTCCAACTGGTTGTAGCTATTAATGATGTTCCAAGCGTTAAACTAAATATTCCTGTAGCGCTATAAGTAATTTGTGAGAAAGTTAATTGAAATCCATTAGTATTTAATGATCCATTTGTTAGAGTTAAAGAACTCGAACTTATAGATAATTTACTGAGTAATGTCCATCCACCACCAACTCCATTAAATGTTACTGCTCCATTATAATTAATATTACTAGGAATATTAATAGTTTTTCCAGTGGTATTTGCTGCAAAAGTAGTTGAAAGTAATGATGATACTGTAAATGAACCAGTGGCAGGAAAAACTAAATTACCATAAATAGAAATTGTAGAACTTGTTGTTCCCAAAGTCATAAATTGCGTAGGATTTACAGTTAAATTATTACAAACTGCTCCTGTGCAAGTAATAGTTCCAGTACCAGAACTTATATCAAAGATTACATCATCAACAGATGTTGGGAAACCAGCTCCACCCGTTCCACCTGAGCTAGAAGACCAATTAGTAGTAGTGGTTGCATCCCAAGTACCATTACCACCAACCCAATAATATGTTGCCATTATTAACCTTTAAGCTTGAGTTGTTACTGCAACAACATCCCAAAATGTGTCTTGAGCATTATATACACAGCCAACATAGGTAACTTTACCAGCTACAGTTGTTGTTGGTAGGGTTGAACCAATAATTCTATATCCACCTGAAGTTGTTGTCCAAGCTAATGTTTGGGCTGTTCCATTGTCTTTAATGCGAATTGTTAGCTTTTGACCATCAGCACCTACAGAAGGAATTGCAAATGTTGTACCTACTGCTAATGCTGTCACATTGTATTGAGCAGTTGTAATGGTAGGAGTAATCGTAGATGCAGATGCAATAGTTCCCGGTGTCTGTGTATTAGATATTGTGATAGAACCTGAAGCATTGGTTACTGTTATTCCAACACCTGAAGTCAATGTTGATAATGTGTAATTTGTACCATTACCAATTAGCAATTGACCATTAGTTGGGGTTGTTGTAATACCTGTACCTCCATTGGTAATAGTCAAAGTACCAGCCAAAGTTACAACACCTGTAGAAGATGTATTAGGAGTAAATCCTGTAGTTCCTGCGCTAAATGATGTTACTCCAGCAATTATTGCAGTGCTGATAGTTTGCCAAGAACTATTGATATATCCCTCTATAACATTGGTATCAGAGTTATATCGCATCATGCCATTAGCAGGACTTGAAGGGCGACTTGCAGTGCCTCCTGTAGGAATGGTAATGCTTCCACCACCGGGGATTACAGGGTTATTTACAATTCCAATTACAGGGGATGAAGAGCCATTAGTTACTGCAATTTGATTTGCTGTTCCTGTAATGGTTATTGCAGATAAAGAACTACCACCAGCAACAGCCAATAAACCTGTGCCTGAAAGTGTGGATAAAATGGAATTTAAACCTGTCAAAGCAATGGTAGGGTTTCCGCTTACTCCATTACCATTGGTAACGGATATACCTGATCCTGAACTTTGAATAGTAATTGGAGCTACTGTATTACCTGATGTCTTAGCAATAATTCCTGTAGAAGCGTTTTCTAGGCTTGCAGAGGTTGCATTTAAGGCAAATACAAAGTTGCCTTGAGCGCCACCATCAGTTACACCAATACCTAATCCACCTGTAATCTTTCGGCTATTCGGAAGGCTTGTTTCAGTATTAATTGTGGCAAATGTCTGTGTCTGGACAGGGCTATTAACTAACTTAGTAACAGTTGTTTGAACAGTTTGACCATTTTGGACAATAGGAACAAGCTCTGAACCTGTAATAGCGGTTGGAGCTGTTGGGAGTTGCGATATTCTGATATTTGCCATTATGGTGTTCCTGTTGCAATTAAAATACCTTCTACACCAATACCTACTTGTGATGTTCCAGAAGATGGTCCTCCAGTAGCTTGCCACTGAATATCAGTTTTTGCAGCATATGCACGAGGGGCTACTCGAAGTGTTTGATAGCTATTGGTAAAAGGCGCTTGTAAAAGAATTTGAATCAACCCAGCAGATGATTGTGTCCAAACTCTATATCCGCAAAAATTGTTAATTGTGTTTCCGCTTTGATTGGAATATGCATTAGATCGAGTCAAATAGAATGTATAACCATTCGGAACTGTATAAATCATTGCTTGGCTTTTACCATTTCCTGCTGTAATTTCAGCATATTGAATGGTTTTTCCTGCATTTCCTAGGTTCAAAATACCTACTGCATTGACAGTGCCAACTACTTGTATCCCATTGATTCTTAAGTAACTATTGACAGTAGTAACGCCTGTCGTTCCATTGGTAAGGGTCAATGTTTCAGAAAGCAAGTTGTAGCTAGAATCTAATCCATTAATTAATACTTGAACTGCTGTATCAGAAGCTGAAGAACTCCACAACAACATGGTTGTAGCAGATGCAGGATAAGTATAAGCGGTAGTATTTTCCCAAACAGGATAGTAAGTTACAGCACTAGAGTTTGGCAATGCACTCTGATAACCATAAATATTAACTACTGAAGCGCCTGTAACAAGCCCACGAGATACTTGTAAGTAAGGAGGTAAAGCAAGCGGAGATTCATTATCAGTAATCGCAGTAATTGGATTACTAGAAGATGAACCTTGAGGTGGAAAATAATTGATTGTCATGTTGACTGCAATCCACCAATAGTTATCGTTATTGTTGTTCCTGAACCTTTAATCTGAATTGTATCGCCTGCAAAAAGAGGCTGATTACTTGTCCATTGTACTGTTTGATTAGCAGTCAAAGGGCATTGATAAAAGATAGCATTAGATGTTCCTGCAGTTCCATTTGCAGGCACTAAATACACATCAAATGTTGCTGATGCACCTGTATTGCAAGCGGTAATGTCAGTTACATAGGTACGAACATTAGAAGGAACTGTATATAGAGTAGCAACGGATGTAGCTGTAACACCCTGACCCAATTTAACAGGAACTTGAACTTGAAATATTGGTAAGTAAGGAGCTGTCATGGGCTTAAGTTATCCAAATCACCATTGTTAGGATTCTCAATAGGTACTTCAGGGGCAATTCCCCATGTTCCTGCAGTTGCAGGGGTAGCAGGATCTTGTGATGGGTTGTTAACAATATTTGGATCTGTTGTCAACGCATCATCATTTTCTGCAATATCTGCATCAGGTCTAGGAAAGCGAATTGAAATCTTTTCAGGTTGTCTAGCAGGTAATCTATAAGGATCTCGTTCATCATTACATCCTTCATTGCAAACCCGAAGACCGGGTATATTTCTATCTTGACCAATATCCGAGTAAGCTCGTTTCATCTTGCATCTGTCGCAGATAGCAATTGATAAAACAGAGTTTCCACGAGTATCTAACCATTTAGGCATGATTATCTCGTGTAAACGGATATATTAGGGGCAAAGTAGATTGGAGACTTATCTCGCTCTTCTTGTTCAGCCATGTTGAAGTATTTTTCAGCTTGAGCTTCACAATAAGCAATACGATTTGGGTCTACATCAGGCAATTCCATAGCCATTTGATGGGCAAGCATATTCTGAATAGCCAAATACCAACGCTGAGGTATCTCAATCGACCCAGAAAGCGCTCCAACATCCTGAATATACCTAGAGCACCATGCCACAATCTGTGGAGAATAGATTGCAGGGCTGGGCCAAAGCGTCATAGTCGGTTGCGGAATGGTTCGATTGAACCAATACTGCAACGGATAGTTATTTGTGAAGTTTTTGTTCGGAAGATTGGTGTAATCATCACGATTCATACGAGCTAATGGGATTTCAGTAGCATTTGAACCAAAAACTACCTGATAAACACCCATATTTACGCCTGAAGTCTGTTTAATTCTCCAATATGGAGCTGTTACAGAGGGATCTAAGTCATAATAAAGCCAAGTTCCTGCCACCCAAGTAGTGGAAGATGGATCATAAAGCGTTATCCAGTTGGTATTATCTTGGGAATATTGAATCTGAATGTCTACAGCGCCATTAACAGCAGGCAAAATACCTACTGTTCCAATGTAAACACCTTGACCTGTACCTAAATTAATTCCAATTGTGCTTGTATTGTTAGTGCATTGGCAAATATTGGTGTATTGACCATCAAAAGCATAAGATCCATTACCAGTTGAAGAGTAACCACCTGTTGTATTGGCTGTTACAGTTCGATAATTGGAGTTTAGGACATCGTTTATGCCTACAGGTAGCTGATATTCATACTGGTCAGGAATAAGCCCGTATACGACCTTTTGGATAGCCCAATACTGAATACCTCTATTAGCTAGATTCGATAAAACATAGTAAAGGCTCTGTTTTGAGGCAGCTACTTGCTCAGATGTAAGAGTTTCTGCAAGCTTTCCTGCACGACGAGCACCGCTATCTATTAAATTTTGGACAGTTATTACTGTTTGACCAACTGTTCCGCTTGTGCTCATGGTTTACCACCCTTTTATATCATACTTTTTAGCTTTTCCACCATCTTTGCATTTCCATCTTCTTAAAGAAGCTTTTGCACGAGGCGCATCACCTTTGGCATGCTCAACTACCCCTTCCATTCTTGCACAGAACGACTTTTTCCTAGAGCCACCTTGTGGTTGGGGAGCTTTTAAATGACTCCCTGTCTCTCTATTATACTTTGCTCTACCCTTGTCGGTAAGCCCTGCACCCTCTTTTACAGACAATTTTTCACCACGACCAACAGATAATGAAACACCACCTTTTTTCATTTTTGCTGTCTTTGCGGATTCCTTAAATGCCTCTGCAGTAGGAGCGCCTTTACTTCCAACCTTACGCATATGTTCACCTGAACCATGAGCTATACGCTCTTGCTTTTTGTGAATATTTTCGTAAAGACCGCCTTTGGCAAATTTTTTACCTTTATCGGCACTTGCAAACTCTTTACCA